TCGAGTTGGCCGGTCAAAAGAGTTGGCAAGCTAAGGCCTGGTGCCTGGAGCGAATCTATTCCTATGCCCAGCCCTCAAGTCGTTTATCCGTAGACACTTCCATCACTCATGGCGTGAATGGATCATTCGCCGCCCTCCTTGCTGGCCTTGCATCTCGAAGGGCGGAAAAGAAAGCACAAGTGATTGAGGCAAAGGAGGTTAAGCAACTTGATGCGCCTAAAAGTGAATACAATAGCTATTGTGCGACAGATAATCCGCAACCTATTGTAACACCAACACCAAAAATTTCTGGAAAGGCCAGGCCGTTAAGAATGAGGAGACGAAAGCCAAGGGCAGAAAGCCTTAGAAAGTATCCCCTACACGACACCCCCCCTGCCACGCCCCCCGCCACCGATTCACACGCATAATACCCCCCAAATAATTGCGCCACAAAACAAAAAGAGGTTATGCCTAAGCGTATTCCCAAGTCAGCCCAAAAGGCACCTGAAGAGGTTTTAGAGCAACTGCTAAACCCTGCGTATTTCGCAGATAAGGTATTGGGCATCAATCTCTACAAATGGCAAAAGGATGTATTGTCAGATATTGAGCCAGTGGACTCCAGGGTGGCCCTGCGTGCCGCCAACGGTTCTGGCAAGACTTCCACGGTCATTTCAGGCGTTTTGATATGGCACGCCCTCGTCTACAAGCGTTCCATTGCGGTCACGACCGCCGGAGTCTTCCGTCAAGTCGAGTCCCAGCTTTGGCCCAGCCTTCGTTCCCACATCGCCAAGCTAGGCGGCCCCTGGGAGGTCACATCCGGCGAGATACGCTACCTGCACCCCGACGGCAACACATCGCGCATTATAGGCTATTCTGCGACCGATCCTGGCCGTGCCGAAGGCTGGCACGCCGAGAACCACGAAACCGCGCCATTGCTTATGGTGGTGGACGAGGCCAAGACCGTGGCCGACCCCCTCTTCGAGGCCATCAGTCGGTGCCAACCAACGCGACTGCTAATCGCCTCCAGCCCCGGCGGGTCAAGCGGTGCCTTCTATCGCGCCTTTACCAAGGAGGCAGATATGTGGAAGAAGCACGCCGTGACCGCCTTCGACTGCCCCCATATCACCCAGAAGCAGATCGACGAGGTCATCCAGCGGTACGGCGAGAAGCACCCCCTGACCCGCTCCATGATCTATGGCGAGTTTGTGGACATAGGCAGCGAGAGCCTGATTATTAACCTGAACCAGCTTCAGAACTGCCTTACCAGCCCGCCCGACTTCAAGCCTGGTACCAAGATTGCAGGCGTGGACTTTGCGGCTGGCGGCGACTGCAACGTGCTTTGCGTGCGGGATGGCAACAAGGTTCTGCCCATCACGGCATGGCGCGAAAGGGATACTATGTCTGCGGTAGGCCGTTTTATCGTCGAGTTCAAGAAGCATGGCCTGAAAGCCGAAGACATCTATGCCGACGCAAGCGGTCTGGGTATGCCCATGTGCGATGCCTTGGCGGAAGCAGGCTGGGAAGTGCAACGGGTCAACTTTGGCTCAACCGCCTACGACAACGATGCCTACACCAACCGTGCGTCCGAGATGTGGTACGGCATGGCAAAGAAGATCGAGGCGGCTGAGATCATCCTGCCCGAAGACGACGAACTAACGGCGCAACTGACCTGCCGCCGTAGCCTGGTTAATTCCAAGGGCAAGCTGGGGGTTGAATCCAAGGATTCGATGCGAGCCAGGGGACTCGCCAGCCCGGACCGAGCCGATGCCCTTGCCCTCTGCCTTGATGGTGGTAATATCAGTTTCGACTTGACCTTTCCGGTGGAGAAGCCAACGTGGAGGTCATTGCAAGCCCTGATGGAATCGAGTGATCCCGTTATGGCTGGCTTCGACGCAGGAGGTTAATATGAATATCTGGAACTGGATTACTTCTAATTGGACCGAGATTGTTGCCGCCCTTGGTGGCATCGTGCTTGCCGCCCGCATCATTGTGAAGCTGACCCCGACCCCCGCCGACGATTCGGCGTTGGAGAAAGTCGTCAACTTCCTCAAGACGCTCGGCCTCCACATCAAATAACTTTAAGTGATCGGTGCGATTCTTAACATCATCGCGTCGATCCTTCGCCTCATTCCGGGTTGGAAAGAGAAGCGCATTGACCGCGCCGAAGGCGAGTGGCGCAACAACCGTGATTCCATTGATCGCGATCTTGGCCCTCAACCTTGGTGGCTGCGCCACGACGACCCCGACAACGAACACGACCGGGGCCGTTGAGGCTCTGATGCGCGATGAGAACTATCCGGCTGTTCGCAACTCTGATCCTGCCGTCCGTGCATGGGCAAAACGCGCTCTGCATTATGTCAACGATCTTCAATTTGAACTGAACAGGGAGCGGGAACAATGAACGCCAAAGACACACGCCGTAACGATTATTACGTCAGGATCATCGAAGCCCTCAACCAGCGGGAAACCTGGGAGAACCGGCAACGTCTGTTTTACCAGGCCCGCTACTTTGGCGTGCGCCGCAAGGTCAAACCTTGGCCGACCGCAGCCGATCTGCACGTTCAGTTGATCGACACGGCCATTGAGAAGCTGAAACCCTCCTTCGTAAATTCAGCCATCGGCAACGACATCCTTTCCAGCTTCGTCCCGATGCGCCAGCAGTTGACCCCCTTGACCGTTTCCGCCGAGCGTTGGTTTGATTACCAGATGCGCGAGAAATCCAATTTCCAGAAGGAGATCGTTTCAGTCATCGACAACATCCTGCTCTACGGACGCGGCGTGGCCAAGGTGATCTGGAACGAGGACAAGAAGCGCATTGACTTCGAGGCGATTGATCCCTTCCATATTATCGTACCTTCGTACACCAAGGAATTTAAAGATGCCGATTTCATTGTTCACATCATCTCAACCAGCGTCGATTCCTATAAGGCTAATCCCCTTTACAAGCAGGATGAGAACTTCATCAAGATCATTTCGGGTAAACCGTCCAAATCGGTGGGCCTACGAAGTGAGATTCAGGACGAGATTTACCGCCGCGAGGGAATTACTCAGGAGGCTGAGAATGATCGCATCATTCTTTGGGAGATGTATACGCCCTCCGAGGACGGATGGAAGGTTGAGACTTACAGCCCGCTGGTTGTCACCGAGGATGTAAGGAAACCGTTCATCCTTCCCTATCGGCACGGCGAACCTCCTTTCGTTGATTTCCCCTATGAAGTAACAGGGGGCGGTTGGTACAGTCCACGGGGAGTCGCAGAAATCCTCCTCCCTGGAGAGAATCTGCTCAACAAGCTGAAGAATAGCCTGAGCGATTACGTTGAACTGGCCAACCGACCCGTTTTCGAGGCGCAGAATCCGATCAGCCTCAACACCGCCAACCTGAAAATGCAACCCGGCCAGATCCTTCCGCAAGGGTTGAAGCCGGTGCAATTCAGCCAGCCGCCCTTCGACTTCCAGCGTTTGATGCTGGAGGAGCGGATGCTGGCCGAAGCCCGCATGGGCAATCCCGATTTCGGGGCTGGTTCGCAGTATCAAGTTTCAGACCGTAAGACCGCCACTGAGATTTCGGCGTTGCAGGCTCAAGCCGCAGCGTCAGGCGATCTTCGTAACCGAATCTTCCGAATGGGGCTTTCCCATTTGTTCAAGCAGTGCTGGTCGCTCTATGTCCAGTACAACAAGCGTGACCTCATGTTCCGTTATGCCGAGGAGACAGGCGCGATGCCGCCCGAAGGTATCCACGAGGAGTACTCGATTGAGCCGAAGGGTGGGTTGGACTTTATCAACCGCCAGTTCTCGCTCCAGAAAGCAGTCGCCCGGATGCAGATGTTCCAAGGGAATCCTTTTGTAAACCAAGGCGAACTGGTCAAGTCCGTCATCGAGCAGGACGATCCTTCGCTGGTGCGTCGGTTGTTCCAAGACCCGCAGGCTGGTATGGGCGACCAAGCCGAGGATCAGGCGAGCGAGATTGCGACCATGCTTGCCACTGGATTCCCCGTCCAGATCAAGCCCTCCGACGACCACAAGATCCACATCCAGGTTCTCTTTCAATTCAACCAGGCGGCGCAGGTCCGCCAGCAACCCGTCGATCAGGCGTCCATGCAGGTACTCATGCAGCACCTCCAGCAGCACTTGGCTGCCTTGGAGCAGGTCGATCCCAATACCTCCCGCGCCATCCAGAAACAGCTTCGTGATGCGGCCAAACAGGAAATGCGTGCTGCCGAGCAGATTGCTCCGCAGGCCGCACAACCCGCCGCTCCGATGCCTGCTTGAAGGTTCCCGTAATGCGCCCGCCCTTCCAGCAGGAAGGGTTGGCCAAGCTTTGCCAGTGGGCAAACGAGAAAGGCGCAAACGGAAAGGCTGTCGAGA